GGGGAAGTTCCTAGCCTTGAGCGTGAAGATGGCAGATGGCGGCTGCGCAGTAGAGTTCCTGAACGTGATGTCAGGGATCATCCGGCTGACAAAGCTGAAGTTGTTGCCGTCTTGGATGTCAAGCTGACTGGACTCGATGTAAGCAGTCAGAGGCGAAGCAGGAGAAGTGCTGCCGTCGTCAAAGCCACTCTCGTGCAGATAGAGGTAACCATCCCGCCCAGCGGCAATGGGGGTAGCGCTTACCCCGCGATCAACCCAAGCGGAGCGAGACATCGTTCCGTAGTACCAAGCGTTTTCAGAGTAGTTGTAGACGACATACCTGTTAATGTTCTGGCTGTCGGCAGAAGGATAGAACCACCAGATTTCAGAGAACGCAGAGTTCGTGCAGGCGAAGACCTTCTCAGACTGTAGTGAGTTGAAGTCCGAGAACACGAAGTCCTTCACCGAGCATGGCAGCTTCTGGACAGAACCAGAGTAGACGTAGAATTCGTTCTGCCCCATCCAGTAGACGTTGTCGTCCACAGCTATGCAGGCGTTCGGGCCCATGATCGAGATGCTCTCAGAGATCATGTTGATGCCAAAAACAAAGGGAGGCCCGAGATACTGCATCGCGTGCAGGGATGCGTCAGTGTACACGAGTATCTGCTGCCGCGTCTCTAGGGCTGTGACTATCCGCGATCCAGCACCGACCAGAAGATCGCCTGCGGTGTTTGTCGTAGATGGCGTCCAGTCAGCAGCGTTCTCTTGATCCGAGAAGCGGATAAGCAGCGGGTCTTGGTCGGAACTGCCAATAGGGTTCGCGCCGAAGGCGATGACATGCCGGTCCACATCCGACACAATCACTTTGGTGGCTACAGACGGCGGGTTGCTAGCGCCAGAAAGCGCGGAAAGAGGAACGGCCCGAGTTGATAGGCCGGATGAGGCATCCCAGTAGTAAATGCCGCCGCTCACCACGTTGATGATGAGGTCTTCGCCGAAGTTGTCGTTCGACCACAGACGGAGCGTATCAGTGACGACGTTAATGTTTGCGCCTGAGCCCCAAGCCCCCCTGCTCCATGTCCCTGCGCCCCAGCCGTTGCCGAACACCGTGGTGTCCAGTCCGACGTTGATCTGATACTCACCGATGACTGATGCGCCGCCGTTGCTGCTGTCGGAAGAGTTAGCCAACACAAGCGTCGGAGAGTACTGCCCATTCACCGTGATAGCAGACAAGCCAGCCACGGCACGCGCGTTGATCGTGTAGCTATCCGCATTGACGATAGACTCGATCCTATACTCTTGGTTGAGTATGGCAGCAGTTATGTTGCCGCCCAAGCTGGTCGCGCCGCTGAAGGTCACGAAGTCACCGGCAACAGCGCCATGGCCCACGTCGGTGACAGTAAGAACCGCAGAACCATCCGTGGCTGCGAAGGTCACATCCCCGGCAGCGGTCGTCGCCCTGATAGGCGTGATATCGTAGTACCCCTCGCCCTCTTCGATGTAGTACTTCAGGTTCGTGCCGAGACCTAGATAGTTGTCGAGGGCAATCGTGCGCCATTGGTGCATGACGCGGCACGTCCCCAAGAAGGACGATGAGCCAAGCCTAGTCCAGCCGCCAATCTTTTCAGGCAGGCCAGCACGAAACCGTATCTTGTCACAGTCGAACCATCCGCCCTCGTTAGTGTACGAGGTCGTTTCACGGTTCACACCCGGACTGAATTGGAGCTTCGCGAGAGGCACTTGCTACTCCGGTTTGACGGGCCACGCCACTTCGTACGGGAAGCCAGACTGCTGGGGAATGTCTAGCAGAGCCTGACGGTAGTTTGCCCACTCTTGCTGCTTCTCAGCAGAAAGGCTCCCCCAGCGAAGAGGGTTTGACACAAGAGGATCGACCTCTGTTTGCAACCGTTGGTCGCGCTCAGAGCGCACGCGCGCAGAGGCTATGGCGTCTTTTTTCGCTTGATCTATACGGATTATCATTCGCCAACCCCATCAGTCAGGTCTGCCTCATCGACAACCCAAGCATCCCTCCAAGTCCTATCTGTCGGGATGTCAGAGACATCAACGATCTTATACCTCTTTCCGGTCGGTACATCTTTGCGTGCGATCTGGTCGATTGTCAGCTTGCACTCAGGGGCTGGTATCACAACGCAGACCCCGCCATCATCAGACATGTACACGATACGCTTATTCATCTTCCCCTCACGCGAATGTAACTACGCAGCCTATGACTGGATCAAGAAGGTTTCCACTCGATCCGTCTGCAAACGATATAGCAACTTGGGTCGTGGAGTACGCGCCAGTGTTTGTGTTTAGCGAGAAATTGCAATCGTTCGCGCCATCATTACGGCGTCCAGAACCGGCAGTTGAGTAGTTCGAGTTAGGCATAGCCGTTGTGAAGTTTACAATGAACCGCCCAAGGGCGGTATCAGTAATGGATGAAACATTACCAGATGCGTTTATAGACGGAGTAGAAGTCCCGTTGAAGTTCACCCAAGAGCGGGCAGAGTAAGACGGCGCAGACCCGCTTGCTGTAGACAGACTGTTCGGTGCGTAAGACGAAGAGATGGCAATGGTGCCGCTGCCGGTGATCGTGCCACCAGTGAGGCCTGACCCCGCAGTGATGGAGGTGACTGTTCCAGTGGCGGTGGCGCTGATCGTTGGGTTGCCTGCAACGCCGTCGCCGTTCGACACGATGATCCCTGTACCGGCAGCGATGCTGCGCGTGGTCGCAGAGCCAGAACCAGTGCGGACAAGCACGCCGGTGGAGAATACGTTGGCAAGCGCGCCCAAGTCTGCGTCATACGCCTGCACATTCGTGCCGATGGCAAGGCCTAGGTTCGTCCGAGCAGTTGCGGCATCTGTCGATCCTGTCCCGCCGTTAGCGACGGCCAGTGTGCCGCCAAGGGTAATCGTTCCAGAGGTCGTGATCGGGCTACCGGATACAGTGAGCCCTGTAGTGCCGCCTGATACTGCGACCGAGGTGACAGTGCCTCCGCCGCCACCAGACACGGTAGTAAACGAAAGAGCGCCAGCGCCGTTTGTAGTCAAAACCTGCCCGTTCGATCCATCTGTCGCGGGCAGTGTGAAGGTGTTGACGAACGCTTGGAGATTGGAATCATACGCCAGAACGTCAGTGCCGATGGCAACGCCAAGGTTGGTGCGCGCACCTGCTGCGTTAGACGCGCCTGTCCCTCCATCAGCAACCGCGAGGTCAGTGATCCCTGTAATGTTCCCGCCGGTAACGGTGACATTCGAAGCGGCTTGGGTGGCGATTGTCCCAAGGCCAAGATTGGTGCGGGCAGAAGGAGCGCTGGTCAGGTCAGACAGATTGTTCGACGCCAGCAGGGTGCCAGTGAACGTGAACGTGGAAGACACGTCTACGACAGCAGCGCCAGCACCAGCGCCGTCAGCATATACAATTGCACTTTTTCCAGCGGCAACGGTGACGTTCCCGCCGCTACCTTGGGTCAGGACGACATTCTGCCCGGTGTTGTTCTTTACGATGTAGACCTTGTCTTGCGTGTTGGGTGTAAGCGTGACGGTGTTGGGCCCGCTCAGAGACCCGCCAAACACGAGCACGGCATACTGCCCGTCTGACAGCACGCCATTGGTAGTCGCCAAGGTGTGCGTGGAACCGGAAAGCGTGATAGCGCCTACGCCCGTGGTCAGGCGGTCGATGATCTGCAAGTTCGTGTTGGTCGTGTTGCCCCACGTCCCCGACTGCTCGCCGGTGGCAATAAGCTCGATGCCAGCGTTGGATGTGTATGTGCTCGCCATGTCCTACCTTCACGCCGCGATTTGAGTCCAGATGGTGCCGGGTGCTGGAACAACTTTGCTCCACACTAGCACAGGCTTCACCAGACCTGTAGCCGAAACTCCAGTGACGTTGACCACAACATTACTGATGGGCGTCACGACGCCCACCTGACCAGTCGCGCTGACGCCGGTTACTACAGTTACCTGACTGCCTCTGACATCGACAGCCCCGACAGCAGCCGTTGCCTCAAAGCCGGTGACCTGCACATTGGCGTCAGCCTGTGTCGTGACGGCACCAAACTCCCCGATGCAGAAAATACCGACGACGGGGACAATAACTCCTGACCCTTCGTTGACGGTAACAGGGCCAACCAAGCTGATTGCGCTCGCCCCTGTTGGAGATACGTTCGCATCCCCCTCGACAGTCACACTGCCGACCGATCCAGTAGCCTGAAGGCCGGTGACGAGAATGATAACATCGCCCGCGAGTACAGTGACTGTGCCGACCGAGCCTGTGGCTTGAAGCCCGGTTACGTTGACGTTCGCGTCACCTGTCGCCGCAGCGGTGCCGACCTCTCCTGTCGCGCTGACCCCAGTGAGGGTTACGCTCGCACCACCAACAATGGCGACCGTGCCGACCGCACCAGTCGCGGAGACGCCAGTGACGTTGACGACCGCAGCTACTACCCCGGTATCGTCGGCAAGCGGAACGGCTGCGAGAGGAGAGAAGCCGAACATGCTGCGCGCTCCTTACGGTTTGACGGGCCACTCGACCTGATGCGGGAACCCCGCCTGAACCGTTATATCACGAAGCGCCTGACGATACAGTTCCCATTGAGCGGGAATGTTCGTGCCCTTCTCGGTGTGCATGATGACGATCCAGTCCGTCTCTGCCAACAGCTTGTCACGCTGGGCGCGCACGCTCTTTGCCGCTGTTGCATCGAGGCCAGCCTGATACGCCTGCTCCTGCTCGGCCTTCGTATGCGTCACGCCCTCGTCGTCGGT